ACTGTGAACCGTGGGAATACGGGGTAACTGATGATGGCTATGTTGCTCAATGCCTTAAAAGACGTATTTACAACGGTAGGGTCAATCTTGTTTTTCCTTTTGGAGAAATGTTTATTAATACTACTGGTAATAGCAAGTTATTGTATGAGCCTCATAAAAGAAATAATTCCTTCTCAATGGTTTCAGCAAAGCCAGCTTGGAAAACAAAAAAAGGAAAAACAGTATATAAAAACTTTGCAAAGATATACGCTATTATGTCTTTACAGGGTGGCGTCAATTTTAGGAAATTGGCTGACGTACTTGGTAAAACAGATTCAAACCCTATTGCTAAAGCAAAAGCATTAGTTAAAAAAGATTGGATGAGAGAAATGATAGATGATCAAATAAAAAAATATTTAAAAGATAAAGACATAGATGAAGGAACTGTTCTTGAAATGATAGAAGAGTCCTACGGTGTAGCTAAAGATAAAAAGGATGCTGGTAACATGCTACGGTCTGCAGAAAACTTAATCAATATACTTGGTATGAAAGCAGACTCTAAAAAAGAAATACCAGACCATTTGCAAATAGAAGGTGTATCATTGGAATCTATTGCAAACGCTTTAGATCCAGCACAAGAAGTAAAAGCTATCTCTGAAGAAGAATGAGCGAAAGCTTAAACAAAAAACAAAAAGATAAAATTATCTCGGCTGTCTCTAAAGACATGCTAAAGTTTGGGAAGATATGTCTTCCAAACATGTTTAGTCAGGATTCTCCTGAGTTTCATAAAGAAATGGTAAGCATCTTCCATGACAAGACTATAAAAAAAATAAACATCATTGCTCCACGTGGGCATGCAAAATCATCTATTGGAGCTGGGGTGTTTCCTCTGCATCATATACTATGTGACCCTGGTCAAAAGGTTGTGGTACTTTCTTCTAAGACACAGGGTCATTCTATTGACCAGCTCCAAACAATTAAAGACGCACTTGAGTACTCAATGCCCCTACGTGCGATATTCGGTTACTGGGGACAACATTCAGCAAAAGTATGGACAAAAGACAGAGTAGTATTAAAGGACAATAGTGCTATTCTGTGTAAAGGTACTGGGCAGCAGGTACGTGGTTTAAAGTTTGGCAACCAAAGACCTACATTATTCGTTCTTGATGACCCAGAAGACGAGAACAATACAAAAACATCTGAAGCTATGGAATGGAATCTACGTTGGCTTTTACAAGGTGTAGAGCCTGGGCTAGACCCACACATAGGAAGAGTTCTTGTTATTGGGACTCCACAACATCAAAGTTGTTTAGTAGAAACACTTGCTGTAATGGAAGGGTACACAACAAAAAGATATAAAGCAATTCTAGATGACGGTAATGCCTTATGGCAAGAACAAGTTAGTATAGAAAGTTTGCAAACAAAAAAATCAGAGTTAGAAAGTATTGGACGACTTTCTGTGTTTTATCGTGAGTATCAATGTGAAGTTGTTGGAGATGAAGACCAGTTCTTTGTTGAAGATAATATTCAATATTGGGACGGTACATACGAAAAAGGAGAAGGACGTACTGGATATATAAACTTTACTCAGATAGGTAAAGATAAGTTTGATGAACCTGTAAGAAAACATGTTCATGTATTCATGGGTATAGACCCTGCATCTAGTATAAAGAAAACTGCAGATTATTCTGTTATAATGCCCATTGCTGTTGATTCAGATGACAATAGATATGTTTTGCCATATTTTAGAAAAAGAGTAAAGCCAATGGACTTAGCTGCAAATATTCTACAATATGATACAATGTATGCTCCTGCAAAAGCACATATTGAGTCAGTTGCGTATCAAGAGATGTTAAGAGACTATATTACAACTAAACGTTTTATTCCTGGGTTTGGTAAGAAAATAAACCCAAGAGGAAGTAAATCTTCTAGATTAGAAAGTTTACAACCTTGGTTTTTTCAGAATAAAGTATTTATAAAAAAAGACATGGAGCCATTAGTTGATGAGCTTCTTATGTACCCCAGAGGAAGGCATGATGATTTGCTGGATGGATTATATTATGCATTTATGGGTTCATATACTCCACCAGACGAAGAGTTTGAATCTACAGATAACAACACTTCAAAAGGGGGCTTTCTTGACTGGTCGGTACTCTAAATATGAGAAACTATTTAAGTTTTTAGATGAGCTCTCTGAAAAAAGTTTTACAGGAGAAATAAAAATAAATTATCATAAAGGGAACTTTTCCAAGCGTTTATGCGTTAAAGTGACCAAAGAGATATGATTCTCTATTAAGATATTTGCGATCAGGGACCACCGTAATAACGAAGCCCACTTAACAATAATGTTTAGGGGCTTTTTTTATGTCGGCACAAACTGGTAGGAATACACTAGATAAAAAAATGAAGGTGGGTACATCTTCCTATCTAGGTTATGAGCGTGGTGATTCCAGTGCCAACTCAAAAGAACCCGATGTTCTTTACACAGAAGAAACTCTTGAAAAATACGATCAAGAACGTGAGTTATGGTCGCAAAAGTTTATTGAATCAAATGATTTCCGCAATGGAAAACAATGGACTAATGAGCAAAGAAAAGCCTTAGAAGAAAGAGGTCAAGCTCCAATAGTCATTAATCGTATGCATCCGATGATAGAAACAGCAAAAGCGATGCTTACATCTAAAAGACCACAATTCAGAGCTACTGGTAGAGATGACTCTGATAGAAAAGTAGCAAAGATATTCTCTGATCTATTTCAATGGGTTTGGGAAAAGTCATCTTCTGATATGGAGTTAAAACAATGTATAGATGACTATTACGTTGGTGGTCTTGGATACATGTATGTTTATCAAGACCCACATGCAGATATGGGTAAAGGTGAAATATGCATGAAGGCAATACACCCACTAGATGTGTATGTGGACCCAAACTCCAGAGATAGATACTTTAAAGACGCTCAGCATATAATGATATGCAAACTCATACCAGACTCTGAAGCATTAAAAATATATCCAGAGTTTGAAGATATTATACTTAACTCTGAAGAAAAAAGCTCTGATAGATACCCATCTAGTAATCTATCTAACACTCTAGACCAAGTTATGATGGAAGATTTTGATAGAGCAAACGATGAGCAAGTATACAGAGAATATATAGAGCGTTATACAAAATTTAAAACTGAAATGTATCATATCTTTGATACAACAAATAAATACGAGTGTACGCTTACAGCAAAAGAATTTGATGATTATTTAGAAGAACCATATTTCGTACTTAATGGGGTAAATGAAGAAACAATAGTTACTGATTATAATGAAGTACAGAGATTAATGAAAACATATGAAGAGACTGATGGTGTTTATCATATGATGGTTAATCCAGAAACAGGTCAGCCACAATTAATGCCTGGAGAAGAACACGAAGGCTCTATTCCAAACACAACTGTGTTAATGGAATTAAACATAAAAGAAAAACTATACCAAGAAGAAAAGATTTTAGCAAACAAGATATTATGTGATCGTATTGAGTTAATGGTTTGCGTGGGTGGTAAGATGCTCTATAGAAGAATCCTTCCAATATCGGAATATCCAATTGTGCCAATGGCGAACATTCATAATAGGAACCCCTATCCTGAAAGTGATGTACGCTTATATAGACCTCTTCAAGAGTATATAAATAAGATACGCTCTCTTATTATTGCTCACGCATCCACCTCGACAAATACTAAACTTTTGCTACCTCGTGGGTCTGTTAATAAAAAACAGCTAGAGATGGAATGGGGTCGTGCAGGAACTGCTGTTATTGAATTTGATGCTGAGCTTGGTCAACCTATTGTTGCAGGACCCGTTCCACTTCCCAATGAGTTATACAAAAATGAAGCTGAAGCTAAACATGATTTAGAATATGGCTTTGGTATTTATGAAATTATGCAGGGTGGTAACGATGGTGCTCCTTCTACATATAGAGGAACTGTTGCTATAGATGAGTACGGTCAAAGAAGGATGAAATCTAGACAAGATGATCTAGAAAGCATGTTAAATGAGTTAGCTAAGCGTGCAGTTCCATTAATTCAACAATTATATACACAAGAAAAAATTATAAGAATACTTGAACCTTCTGGTACACAAAAAGAATATGTTATAAATCAAGAAGTGTATGACAGTTATGGGAGGTTAGTAGAAAAAGTAAATGATGTCACTGTTGGAACTTATGACATAAAAGTTGTTGCTGGTTCTACACTTCCAAGCAACAGGTTTGCACAGTTTGATTATTATATGGAATTATATAAAGCAGGGTTAATTGACCAAATAGAATTACTTAAAAAGACTGAAGTTGTTGATGTTGAAGGTGTATTGTCTAGACATGGACAGATGGTACAAATGCAACAACAAGTTCAGTCACTAACAGAACAAGTTAAAAAATTAAAAGGCGATTTACAAACTGCAGACCGTGAAGCACAACATGCAAGAAAACGTGTTGAAATAGAAAAATTTAAGACTCAGCTAAAGAACGTACAGAATAGGTCAGAAAAAGCAGGAGAGCTATACGAGGCAAGGTTAGGAGATAGGTTAAAAGAGATGGAAAAACAAGCTGAGCAAGAAATGAATCAAGGTGATTCAGAACAACAACCAGTTGGCGATTTAATTAGCCAACTATAGATAGGATAATACAATGACAGAAGAAAACGTACTAGACGGTGAAACCCAAGATGCATTTGCAGAAGGGACATCAGAATCTAGCAGCGAAACATCTGTTTTTGATGAGATCTTTGGTGAAGAAAGCAGTGCTTTTGAAGAACCACAAGTAGGAGATGCTCCTCAGAGCGTTGAACCTCAGCAAGAACAATATGTTCCTGAAGAACAATCTAATCCTAATTCTGATAGCTATAAATATTGGCAATCAGAAGCGGACAAACGTGCTTATGAAAGGGATGAGGCGTTTAGGACATTAGGAGTTAATAATGTAGAAGAGCTAAAAGCTATTTCACAAGAAATGCAAGATGTTCTTCCCATTGCTAAATATATCAAGGGTAACCCTGAAGTTCTTAATGTAGTAGACAAATCATTGCGAGGTGAACACCTTGGTAATCAGCAGGAGCCTGAAAATCAAGCAGCACCAGTACAAAAACCTGTAAAGCCAGTTCGACCAAATGGGTATGATGAAATTGATGCATATCAAGATGTTGAAAGTTCTTCATTTAAGTATCGTCAGGAAATGGAAAAATACAGAGACGATATGATTGAGTACACTCAATTAGAAAATGAAAATCTTAAAAACAACATAACACAAGCAGAGCAACAACAAGCAAGAACGCAACAAATAGGACAATTGCAAAACGACCTAATTAATCGTGGATACACGCAAGATCAAGCAGATGATTTTATTAATTGGGCTAATCAAGATGAAAGTTTTACGATAGAAAACTTGATACAATTGCATGGTCAAATTCGTGGCATTAATCCTGCTCAACCTGCTCAGCAAACTCAACAACAGTTTGTAGAACCTCAAGTNCAAAACAAGGTTCAGCAAATGATAANCGAAAGACAAAGNTTGTCTCAACCAGGAGCTGTAGCTGCAGCATCTGGAACAGATACAGTTAGTAATCGTAATGTTGAAGATAGAGTTATGGATGACTTGGTAGGCTCATTTAACAGATCAAACCCTTTTACGTAAACAAAATAGATAAAAGGAAATAAGAATGGCTATTTCAAGTAAATACTCAAACAATACAGGAGTTGCTCCCCAAGGTGTATCTATTAATGATAATAGACGAATATATAATTTTGGTGAAAGGATTGCTGAGTTAAATCCTGTTGCTTCTCCGTTTTTTACATACCTATCAAAGGTATCAAGAAAACCAACCGATGATCCAGTCTTTAAGTTCTTAGAGCAAAGACATCAATGGCAAAGACGTAACTTTGAAGTTGAATCTGCAGTTAGTGCATTTAACCCTTCAGGTGGTGCTGCGTCAGTTTCTAATATGAAAATTATGGCTAAGTATGATGTGTACGGCAGAACTACTACTGTTGGACAGCCTTGTGGTTTTATACTAGAAGAAGGTGATTCAGTTGGTCAGGTAATAATGATAGAAGGTTCTTTTGATGTTGATGGTTCTGGAGGTGGTGCTGCAATTACATGTCCTATTGGTATTAGGATTACGAATAATGATGGTGATACTGCAGCAAGTGGTTCTACTGATGGTTATACTCAGTTTGACGGTACTATTATAAGTATCAATGGTAAACCTATCAATGCAACTGACCATCCAAATGCAAGTACAATTGCCTTTGCAGATGGTGCAAAAGGTGTTGTGATTGGTTCAGCTCACCCTGAAGGTGGTAAAGCACCAGACGGATGGGAAGATGCTCTTTATGACAGAGAAGGATATTGTCAGATTTTTAAAACTGCAATGAAATTATTCTCTGGCACAGCTATGGCTACTCGTTACAGAGGCGAAGCTGATGAATTTAAGCGTATCTGGAGAGATAAGCTTATGGAGCATAAAATGGACCTAGAGCACGCTATGCTTTTTGGTGTAGGTGGTTCTGATGAATCTGGATCTGGACCCGTACGTAAGACATGGGGAATATTACCTTATGCTCAGCAGTATGGAACTAGTATGGCTTTTGATTACAGTAGCAGTACATATGATTCTTTTCTTGATGAACTTGAATCATATTTTGCTCCTGAGTCTGGAAACAGTGGAGACAAGTTAGTTCTTGCTTCAAGAAAAGTAATTGCTTGGTTTAATAAACTAGGTGATAACACTTTCTTAAATAATACTGTTGGCTCTTCTCAGTATAAAATGGATGTTCAAAACATACAAGGTGCGTTTGGACACATGGTTACAAAAGTAAATACTATTTTTGGAAACTTACATTTTGTTCAAGAACCTTTATTAAGGGGTTTATATGAAGATTACGCTATTGCTGTAGACTTAAAGAACGTTTCATATCGTCCTTTAGTTGGTAACAGTCAAAATCGTGACACTCATATTACTACAAACATACAAGGTAATGATGAAGACGGACGTAGAGATCAGGTTCTAACCGAAGCTGGTTTAGAAATACAACTACCAGAAACTCACGCTGTAATGAAGTGGGTTGACTAATAGTTAGTTAAATACATGGTGTGGGGAGTGATTTTCTCCCCACATCGTAACAATATGAATAATAAAAATTTTATAAAAAATGGGGTCCTACAGAGAAGTAAAAGGTCCGTGAAACCAAAATGTATCAACTGGACCCCTAAGCTTTAATTAAATATGACTCAAACATTTGCAACAAGAATACAAGTTTTAGTAGGATCAACAGTTAGTGATAATAATGCATTGACCGAATGGCTTTCTGAAGAAGCTATGAATGCTATTAACATTATGAGTCCTCAAATGCTTATATCGGCATCTTCTACACATAGAATGAAAGAATCTGAACACTTTAATGATTCTGCTAGGAATGTAGGTGGAAGCACAAATCATTCTGCTACTTTAACTACATTGCCTACTACAAGCGGTGGTATTTTAAAAGTAGGTGATATTATAGCAAGTAAAAGTGGCAATATTATATATCCAGAAAGAATGAAAGTATTGGCTGTAAATACTAATGATATTGAAATAGAACGAGCAGTGAATAATACTACTGCTGATACTATTGCTGGTGGCAGAGATATAATGATAGTATTAGAAAAATCATTTAATACTAGAAAGTTTAAATTATTAGAAGTTAATAGAGATGGATATAGTGCTAAGCTTATTCCTAGTGGATTTGTAAAAAAAGCTAACGACCCTAACTCTATACATTTTGCATCTAAAAGAAGTCCAGCTTATTACATAAAAAGTGGGAATATACATATTAGACCTCTTGTAAATGGATATGAGCAAGGAGAAATAATTGGATTAACATATCCAACTCTTAAGCATGATATGAAATCTACAACTGATCTTCCAGTGCAAGCTGAAGAATTTATTGTTATAGGTGCTGCTAGAAAATATCTTATTAGATTAATGACAGAAGAGTATGCTCAAATACCTGCTGCTGTTACCTTACCTACACTACCAACTGCTCCAGCAGTTGCTGATAATCAGATAGGTAATTTAGGCACAGCACCTGCATATACTGCACCAATTATTAGTGGTGATGCATCTGACCTAACAAATTTAGAAGATTTAGATACAGATAATACAATTGATGTTCATGCTAATCAAATTGAATATGATCAGTGGTTTTCTACAGTAGGTCATTTTATTGAAGACGAAGAAGATGTTGAATTAGCTTCTGCACAATTGCAAAAGATTGCAACATATTTAAATGCATATAGTCAACAAATGCAAAATCAATTAAATATATTTAATGATGCTAATGTAGAGTACCAAGCAGAACTTCAAAAAGCTATCGAAAATGCAAGACTGTCATCACAAGATGATGCACAAAAACTTCAATTATATCAAGCAGAACTACAGGAATACGGTAATGAACTGAATGCTAAAGTTCAAGTGTTTACAAGCAGTCTACAAAAAACTACAACAAAATATAATTGGTACAACAATAAATATGAAAAACTAACTCTTATGTACAATGAAAAAGCTCAAATACTTAGAGGAGCACAACCAGAATAATGACACAAGCACAATTAATAGAATTAGTTCAAGAACATCATCCTCAAATGGGTGAGGCAGAAATAAGAATTTATTTAAACAAAGCATTAATTGATTTTTGTAAGCAAACTAAAATTCTATCAGGAACCTCTACTATAAACACTGTTGCAGATAAAAGATATTATGATTTAGCAAATACAGTTCTTGAAGTAACAAGAGTAGACTGTGATAATTATCAAATAAACAGACTAATAGGAAGACCAGAGAAAACAGATGTCAGTTAAAGTAGAAGCACAAAAACATGTTTGGTGGTTAGAGAATAGCAAATTAGGTATTGCTAAAAACTCAGATACAGATAGTGAGTTAAAGTATTTATCTACTGATGCTGTTCATTCTATTACTGTTCATTCAGTAAATAAAGATGAATCATTTATTAGTGCAGACACAGGAGATCCAGGAATAGGAATGAATGAATCTCCAAATATACCAGAAGAATTTCACGANGCTTTAGCTTATATGGCTATAGCAAAAGGATATGAAAAAAATCCTCAATTAATAAATAACGCAATATACTTTAGAAACTTATTTAAAGAAGAAGTAGCTAGAGGAAA